CCTGCACCATACGTGGTCGCCAACGGCGGCCCAGTACAAAGGCCTGGATACCTGGGAAGCCATCCGGGCATATCATATGAGGGAGCGTGGCTGGCGGGACATCGGCTACCATTTAGGTATCGGGCCGAAAGAGGAGGGTGTCTGGCTCTTGCGGCCGATGACGATGATTGGGGGCCACTGCACGGGCCATAACAGCAAAAGCATCGGTATCGCCATGGTGGGCAACTTCGACAAGGAAGATCCGGAGTTATGTCTGCCCCAGGCGGTGAGGGTGCTGGCGGTTTGTTGCCGTGTCTTAGGCTTAGGGCCAGAGGATATCTACTTCCATCGGGACTTTGCCAACAAGACGTGCCCGGGGACGAAAATCAGCCGCGCGGATGTCCGGGCCTCGGTGGAGCAACTCCTAAAAACAGCGCCCAGTACGCCAAAGAAGCCCGGGAAGCTGCAAGTTGTCCGCGTGATTGATGATAACCGTACTGAGGCGATACCATGTAACCCGAAGGTGGAAGGGGATGTTGTCCGGTGTGACCTACGGGCCTTGGCCGAGGCCCTGGGTTACGTAGTCACCGATCATATTAAGGATCAGGGAATAGTCTATATCAGTCGGCGGGGGTGAGCATCCAATGGGATTCGTGCCTAACTTCTTGGAGAATGTACTGAAGCCCGTCTTAGAGGAGATGGGCGCATACAAGATAGTGAGCCAGCACTGGAAGGCAGTGAAAGCAACGCTTGAGGAGCGTTATGGGAAGTTATCTGCCCGCGAAGAGCAGATTGCCCGTACCGCCTGCGAACGCCTAATAGAGCATATTGTGTGATAACGATGAACCGTGCTGAGGTAATGGCCCATCTGCGGGCCAGCACGATACCACGGGAGTATCATGAGTTTATTGCCGCCCAGGTAGAAGACGGCGACTATACCCTTGAAGATCTGCTACGTATCGCCGCAAGGCGCCTAATCGCATTGTGGGCACTCTCTGATACTGAAGATGGGGCATTAGAGCGTCTTCTACGGATTGCCTTGCAGCAGGAGATGATTTTCTGGCACTTTCTATATAAGCTAGGCAAGCGCTTGGAGGTTGCCAATGAAATGGGAAATAGTGAGCATCCGGCGCCTGGATGATGGCTCCCTCGAAGTCGAGCTGGTGCAGAGGGCGGTGGTAGTCTTGCCGCCAGCGGAATGGGCCGTGCAGCGTGGCAAGAGGGTACAGCGGCGGCCGGTGGAGGAGATCATGCAGAACATCCGCCAGCGGCTAAAGGGGGCGAAGCCCAGTGGCCAACCTAAGTAATCTTAGCTCCGATCTGCGCCTTGACCTGCAGGGCCTGGAAGTACCCGACGGCCTCGGCGAAGTTGCCCGGGTACGTAAGGCTGGCTTTATCCGGCTGGATGGGATGATGGAGGTGCGCTTTGAGTGGCATGGGCTGCAGCATACCGTTGTAGTTCCCGCAGATGCCTCTGCCGCGGCCGTGGGCCAAGCCATCCGTGAGTTCATAGGGCGTGTCGCTCTTGACTTTGCCATCTCTGAGCTCGTCGGGATGGAGGTAGAAGCCTGATGGCTGTCAAGTATTGGGACTATGCCAATGGGAGCGATACAACTGGTGACGGCTCGGCTGGCAATCCCTACAAGACACTCGATAAGGCCAGCGCGGAGGCCGGTGCAGGAGGCGAAGTGCGCTGTGCGGGGCAAGCCTTAGTGGATTTAGGAACTGCCACATGGACACAGGATAGCACAACTGTTACATTCAATAGTGCTCCTTCGTTGAGTGCTGGTGACTGGATTAGGCCCGCCGGGGTAACAGACTGCCCCGCGTACCGCGTGGCAAGTGTTGCCGGCACCACTGTTACCCTCTCCTGGGCCTACCGCGGAGCAAGTGCTACTTGTACAACCCACAAAATACCCCTCGTGACACTCACAGCAGGGCTGAATGTAGCCGCTAATGCCCAGATTTTCACTTTCGGCTGGCGACTCTCCGATGAAACTCAGCCTGACGGTTATGTATCGGCCTTCCTAGGGAACATCGGCTCTTCCACGCCTATGATTAAAATCACGTATGGCGGGACATGGTATTGCAATGGGCGGCTTTTCTTGCTCCAGAATGCCGCATATGACTATGCGGTATATTTCGCCTCTCCGGCATATGATGCAGGTTGCGAGTTCAAGGGGGCACTAGACGTCAGCGGTTCTACGATACCGAGTGCGTTCTATGTTACCGCGGGGAACAATGCAGCTATCTGGAAGGTGCTGGTTGAAAAGCTATTAAGTTCATATAGTTATCAGGTCATCGGGGTTGTCCGCTCGGAGGTAGTTTTCCGCCATTTGGTGGCGCATAACACTGTTGCCCCCACGGGGAGTGCGGGGGCCGTGGCCTATATTACAGAGGGTGGGGGCCGCCTATACATAGAGAACTTGCATGCGAGCTATGCTAAATGTGTGGCCTTCGCGTGGGCAGGGACATGCTACATTGGCCACCTCTGGGCGCGTCAAGCTAGTCAAGTAGGCTACCATTTGGTGGGGAGCAATTATGCCGAAGTTATATGCGGCTACTTTGACGGTGATGATACAGCCGTTACTGTGGCACAGCGCATCCGGTGTATTGTGGGTGGCCCCGTTACGCAGTGGGTCTATAAGGATGCTCATTGTGGGACTGCCGACAAAGTAGCTGGGCGCACTGGGTATGGTTTGCGGGTTGACCCCGCCAATTCAATAGTGCCGATGAGCTTGCCTTTCAGGTTTACTGTGGCTTCGGGGCAAACCGTAACAATATCATGTTACGCCTATTATAGTGGGACAGGTGGAGTGCCCCGCGTATGGTGGGAACTATGTGACTCCCAGGGCTGTACAGTAGACGCACAACCTATTACTTTGCCTAACGGGACGGGCTGGAGCAACGCACAGAAACTCAGCGTGACCTTCACGGGCACCACAGCGCAAGCTGGAGTAATGATAGCCTGGCTTCATATCTGTGATAATAGCGGCGGGGATGCTGTCTGTTATTTTGATGATTTTGAGCTGTCCACCGGTGCTGGTGACCGGAACACGATGGGTCTCGAGGTGCACGGCACCGAACTCATTCTCCAGCAGGCGCAGGCCGCCGGAGGTAGTGGCATAGCGTTTCCAATAGGGCTATGAGGTGAACCCCGATGATAGGCGAAGATTACAAGGCTGGCGTGAGCTACAAGTTTCGGGTGCCGTTGCGGGATGCCTCCGGTGCTCTGCAGAGCGGCAAGAGTCCCAGTCTGGCCGTTTATCGTCCCGATGATACGCCCGACCCCAGCCCCCCAACAGTCGCCGAGATTGGCACTTCTGGCATTTACAGGTTTAGCTATACGCCCTCTGCCCAGGGCTGTTACACCTTCGCAGTCACCGCAACGGGCTGCCTTCCGGTGGTGTGGAATATTCAGGTGAGAGGGCAAAGTCGTGATGACCTTGCTCCAGCTGCAACCGCCTTGAGCAATATCGTCTGGACGGACGCGCGGGCAGCCAAGATAGATAACCTGGATGCTACAATTAGTTCTCGTGCATCCGCCAGCACTGCTCTGAGCAATTCGACGTGGACAGACGAGCGGGCTGCAAAACTGGACAACCTAGACGCTGCCATTAGCTCACGGGCTGCAGCGGCGACTGCTCTCAGCAACACAACGTGGACAGATGCACGGGCGGCTAAGCTAGATAACCTGGATGCTGCCGTCAGCTCTCGCGCTCCCGCCGACACAGCGCTGACTAAAGCAACCTGGACGGATGAGCGAGCTGCGAAGTTGGATAACTTGGATGCGGCTATTTCTTCTCGTGCCCCGGCAGAGACCGCTTTGAGCAATGCGACCTGGACTAACGAGCGGGCAGCCAAACTGGACAACTTGGATGCCACCGTCTCATCTCGTGCTCCTGCAGGGGAGTATGACGAGGAAATGTCACGGCTGGATGTGGCGGTGAGTAGTCGCGCTCCGGCGGATACTGCTCTCAGCAACGTGACATGGACGGATGCGCGGGCAGCAAAGCTGGACAACCTAGACGCTGCCATATCTTCGCGCGCACCGGCGGCAACCGCCCTAAGCAATGCCACCTGGACGGACACACGCGCCGCAAAACTGGATCATCTTGATGCTAGCATTTCTTCGCGTGCCCCTGCTGGAGAGTATGATACGCAGATGGCACGCCTGGACGCTCCTGTCAGTAGCAGGGCGGCTCCCGGGGACGCAATGGCGCTTACAACTGATGAGCGCACGAGCCTTGTCAGCAGTATTTGGAGCGCTGCTAATAGGACATTGACAAGTTTTGGTAGCTTGGTAGAAGATATTGCCAGCGCGGTATGGGCGGCTACTTCACGGACACTAACCAGTTTTGGCACACTAGTTACGGATACTGCGGCTGCTGTTTGGCAATACACTACTCGTGAGGTTACTGGTGGCAATATTGACTATGTGGAAGCGCTCAGCACGGCCTATGACGCAGCCAAGAGTGCTGCCAGCAGCACGGTCTGGACCAATGAACGTGCGCAAAAGCTTGACAATCTTGATGCAACAGTCAGCAGTCGCGCACCGGCAGGTGAGTACGATGAGGAGATGTCACGGTTGGATGTGGCAGTCAGCACGCGGGCGCCAGCGGAGACGGCGCTTAGCAATGCGACATGGACGAATGCGCGGGCGGCAAAGCTGGACAATCTAGACGTTGCCATTAGCTCACGGGCTGCAGCGGCGACTGCTCTCAGCAACGCAACATGGACAGACGCGCGGGCGGCAAAACTAGACAATCTTGACGCCACCATTTCTTCGCGTGCCCCTGCTGGAGAGTATGATACGCAGATGGCCCGGCTGGACGTCTCTGTTAGTAGCAGGGCAGCCCCTGGGGCGGCAATGACCCTTACGCCGGGTGAGCGTGCCGCAATAGCAGATGCTGTATTGGATGAAGATGTCCAGAGCGCCTCCGCGAATGGGACGACTCTCCGTGCTGCCGCGAAGGCGGCTTGGGCACAAGGCTTTGGCAAATGGGTACTAGAAAACACAACCTTGACACTTTATGGCCCCGACGGCGTTACAATCGTAAGGCAGTTTGAGATAGATGATCCTACAGCCCCATCGTCGCGCACACCAGTATGATTATCATTCAGGGGCTCAAGAGCAATAAGCTGGTCCTGCAGGGCTATAGCCTACGTGTAGCCGTAGTGTGGTTGATCCTGCAGGGCAGCCTTATGGGGAGGCTGGTGATAGTGGATCCTATGCCCCCGCTCATTGTGGCGGCAGTTGAAGAGAACAAAACTATCGAAGCAGAAGCCCAGGAAACCGACATTGCGGCTTCTGTAGAAAGCAAGCTTATTGCTGCTTTTGCTGAAGACAGGCTTATCGCTGCCAAGGTCTTGCGCTAATGTTGTGGTTGGCATAAAATAGTTGTCAATAGAGGGTGATAGCGATGCCCGCTAATGAGCCACAAATGCGTTACCAAGGCGAGAATAATGCCCTGCGCCTGAAGCTCATTGAGGCGAATGGCAACCCCATTACGCTGACTGACTGTTCTATTGCCTTCTATGACCACAATGGTGCCCTAATTGAGGAGTTTACCAAAACGGAGTCGCCGTCGTTGTTTTCCTTCGAGAACAATATCTTGAGTTTCATCTGGAATGTAAACCCCGCCACCTACCCCGCAGGGCAATATTATGCAGTATGGACCTACGAGGCTTCGGGGCAGATCTACAAAACTCAGGTGGCGATTGAAGTACGCGAGGCGCCCAACCTCGCATGATGCTTGTGGCCCAAAACAATGGCGACATCGTGATCAATGAGCGTACCAAGGTCCCCTTACGGGTAATCTTGGCCGTAGCGGGCATATTACTAGCTGGGGCGGCAGGGTGGTTTCAACTGAAGGGCGAGGTTGGGCAAAAGCTTGATAGCGCAGTTGCCGCCCATACATATGTCACGCGCGATGAGTATCAGAAGGATTACGAGGGGCTATGCCAGCGGCTAGAACGCATAGAAGACAAGATTGATAGGCTAATGGAGCGGAATAGATGAGCCGTGCAGACCACAACTTGATATGCTTCTTGCTCATTCTGGTTGCTATTTGCATGGTGGCCATCGCTGGCACGCCTCGGATGCCTCCCCTGACCTCAGACTGCCCCTCTGTCAGTCAGCATGCACCTAATGTGGCTATCCAAGCTGCGGATCGCATTGATGCCAAGCTGGACATGCTACTATCCCGAGGCATGCATTGAGCAGCAAGCGCTACGGTTGGCCATTCATCATTGCCCGTCATAAGAGCCTGTGGGATACCACATTCCCCTGGCCGCGCGAGATTGTGTTAGACTCCTGGGCAGAGGCGCCCAAGGCACGGAGCACTGATGTGATCCGGTGTAAAGAGCCATTGGTTTCTGCCCAACAGGTAGCGGTCTACCTTCCGATCATTGAGGCGGCCTTGTTGACTTACCGTGCGGTGGTTGCTCATTGTTTGCTTCCAGGGGTTTTGTCTTTTCTGCCACCCGCATGTATCATACAATATAGTCCTTCTATCTGGGCGCATAATTTGCCACTGGATAGCTTGCGTGGGCGGCTGGCATGGATAATAAGTGGCCACCCACGTGACCAGTGGCGTACATTCCTAGAATTGACTACACGCGGTGTTTGGGTGGCAGGGTTGACCGTACATGCGACAAAGGTCACGTGGAGTGCCGATTTTGTACCCACGGGTCGAGCAGCAGATGTCCACCGAGGCACGGCAAGCCTGGTGCGCGTCTGGCGCTACCGAGTGGCACAACTATGCACGCTTTCTCCTGGTGTGCCGCCACCGGGCCCTGTGGAAGAAGCCGTTCCGTGTAAAGCAAGAGTGGCTGGCACAGATGGGGCTGCCACCAAACGTGGAAGCTGCCGCCCGACAGATCCTACTGACCAAAGCATCTGCAACCATACGGGGGCATGAGAATGGCTAAGCCGCCGAAGATAGTGATACGCGAAGACGCAACCGAGGAAGATATTGCTCCGCAACTGTCAAGGGCCTCGCTTACTGACCAGGCGGAGTATGTACAGAAGGCCTTAAGCATGATCCGTGCTGAGGTGCTTCCGGAGAACGTGAGCGGGATGGATAGCCGGAAGCTCCTGGCGGCATATCTGCTATTCCAGCACCATAGCATCCCGCAGGTAGCGCAGATGCTTAAGCTGCCTGTTCAGACAATTCATGCCTGGCTGGCCTGTGATGATGACTTCCGCATGGTGATGGATAGGTTTACTGAAGTGGCAGAGCAAGAGGCCTATGCCAAGGCACTTGAACATCTCCATCATCTGCTTGCCAGCCCTGGGCTTAGCCCACAAGAGATGATGCAGCTGATAGACTTGGCTGTCCGTGTCCGGCGGGTATCCGACCAGCGGGTGGCAACAAGGACCAATACTACCCTGAAGGCACGCGAATTAGAGGCACGGATGGCCCAGTTGCGGCAAGGCCACGAACCGAAGTTCGCTTGGCTCGACGATGCTTTCGGGGGCAAGGACGCGGTTATAGAGGGAGAGTTTACGTCGGAGGATGCTGAGTAATGTATCTTGCCCAGAACCAGATACAGGTGGAGGGCCCGCGTGGGCCGGTGCTTCTTGCACCTGTCTGGACACAAGAGCAGTGGGAGAAGCTTTCTCCGGCCCAGCAGCAGTTCATATATAATGCCCATACCGACTTTGCGTTCTACTTCTATAAGTGCTTCTTGCCCTTTCATTCAGAAATGGAAGGCGAAAAGTATCCCCCGGCGCTTCCGTGGCACCTGCGGGAATTCTGTGCTGACTTGTATGCGGCTATTCCTTCGGCCTTGTTGCCGTTCAATAAGGAGGACATTCCGGAGAACATTGTTGCCCTTGTTTGGCCAATGGGCCACGGCAAGTCCATGACAACCTATGCCCTATGTACGTGGCTCATCGGCATCAATCGTCGTATCAGTATCCTTTCTGCTTCCGCATCGGCGGAGACCGCCGAGCTGACGGTAGAGGCGGTCAAGCGCCATCTCGAAGAGAACGAGCGGCATATTGACGTATTCGGCCGCGCCCGCTTACCGGACAGCACAGGCCCTTGGCAACGACGTAAGTTCACTGTCGAGCGCCCTGTCCAAAGGCATGCCCCTACAATGTTTGCGGCGGGGGCAGAAGGCGAGATAGAGGGCCGCCGGTTTGATATTGCCATCCTGGATGACGTCACCACCGCCAAGAATTCCCAGACGGCCCATATGCGCGAGACGGTGAAGCGCTGGATTAACCAGGTTGTCTGGACACGGCTACATCCTCAGCGGCGTATCATGATTGTTGTGGGCACAATGCATCACCCGGATGATTATCTGGCGGGTCTCAAGCGGCTGGCTGCTACCACGCCAGGCTCCGTGCGATTCAAGCAATATCCGGCAATTTTGCGGGGGCAATGGCCCCCCGCCAAGATCGACCAGTCTAAGCCCTATAGCCTGGATAATGTTGTCTTCGATCCTGAGCTGGAGGTACTTTGGCCGGAATTCTGGAGCAAGGAACGTCTGTTCGAGGACTGGCTGAATGACCCTGCTGCCTTTGCCCTCACCCGGCAGCATCAAGTTGTGACCAATGAGGGGGCACTCTTCCCGCAGGCACTGCTCGAACTGAATTGTAGGGCGGACGGGGCCGAGAATAGCTTCGGCAACGCCAAGCCTGTCATCCGCGCATGGAAGACAGGTCTGCCGAAAGAACGCAACCTGGCTATCTATGAAGCACAAGGCGTGCGTATCACGCAGACAGTGCTAGGGATTGATCCTGCCGCCTCGGCACCGCGGCCCGGTACAGATCCGGACTATACCGCTATGGCGCTATGGGGACAAACAGAGGATGGTATTAATATTTGCTTGTGGCTGGATCGCTTCCGGGATTCTGATCCTGCCCGTGCCCGTGCCCGTATCGCTGAGGCAATCCGTACCCTGTCTCCTGATGAAGTGATCTACGAGGCCCAGGCGATGGAGCGCTACTTCGCTATTGATCTGTCACGCGAGGTAGGCTTTCCTGTCAAGACGCGGGCGCTAAAGAGCCTTAAGCAAGAAGAAATCAATGCCCTGGCCGGCTATGCGGCAGCAGGGATGTTGATGTATGCTTGGGGAGATAGCCAAAGTCAGGCAATGATGTCAGTATTGGAGGAAGAACTGAGCGAGTTCCCACACGGGCGGCATGACGACACTGTTATTGCCTCCCTACATGCTGTACAGATTTTGCGTCGCCGTCGCGGCGTAGGTGTCACCGCTAGCCTGATCTCGCAGGGCAAAACAGAGACAGTTAGCAGCGAGGAAGAAGAAGATGTTGACAGGACGAGGCGTGTAGGGCACACTTATGGCCTGGCTGATAGGCTACGCATGATGACTCGTCGGCGTCCATTGGAAGTACCGCGCCGCATGTTATGACATCCCAAGGATCGGGTGGATGCTCCGTGGCTAACTATGAAACGCTGAGGCTGCAAACTAAAGACGGGCAGGAAGTGGAGGCCCTGGTGGTGCCGGAGAGTATCAGTGCTCACGTAATTAGTGGCGCTATGGCAGGGCGGCAAGCATGGCTGAAGGTGCGCGGGGGTGAAACTGACGTACAAAGCCTCCGGAAGCAATTCGACTCCATCTGGCGGCTGTATAGTGTTACAAGTATTCTTCCTCCACCTATACCACCAGAATATTATACCGAGATATATCGCCGTGACCCAATGTTCCGAGCAACCATTGATGCTTGTGTAGCAGCAGTTGTGGGGCTAGGTTATACCCTTCGGTATAAACCAGATATTGATTTTGAGATGGGAGTGCCTAATGTAAAAAAGCCGGGGTCTGCCAGCCTAGCTCGTCGTGATCGTATCTTGGCTGCATTCGAGAACTGCTGGCCCGATCTTTGCTTCCAAGATGTCCTCACCGCCGTCTGGACAGACTATGAGGTCACGGGCAATGCCTACATCGAGCTGACACGGAACGGCAATGGCGACGTAGATGGCTTCCGGCACCTCAAGAGTACCCGCGCACGCCTTTCTACCGACTATCAGCTCGTTTACGAGGTTGACTCCGGTATGCCGGTGGCAGTCTTTGGCCTCTACGGTACCGGTATCACGGCTGTCATGCTGAAAACCGAGGCCTTGCGCACGGGGCGGCGTGCGGAAAATTGGCACCGTGTGGTAGATTGGACCTCCGTTGGGTTCACGTTTGAGCAAATCGCCAAGGCGCAAGCCGAAGGGTACACTATAAAAGAAAGCAATGAAGTAGTACACCTGCGCAATTATAGCCCGCACAGTAGCTACTATGGCGAGCCGCCAATCCTCTCGGCTATTGAGGATTATATCGGCTCCATCAATGCGCGCCTGTTCAATATTTCGTATTTCAACAATGCCACTGTGCCCCGCATGATGATTATCCTCCGCAATGCCCAGTTGTCACCGGATACTGAAGAGCGTATCCGCCAGTTTGTACGTGAGCAGGAAGCATTGGATGCAATGAACCAGGTACTCGTGCTGACGCTGGGAGAAGGTGTGGAGTTCCAAATAGAGCGCCTATCAAGCAACCAGCTACGGGATGCCGGCTTCTTAGAGTACCGCCAGGCATGTGACGAGGCCATCCGGCGTGCCTATCGGACACCAGCCTCCTGGGTAGGCATTACAGAGGGGGGCGGGCGGCAACAAATCGTCGAGACCAACCAGAAGTACCTGCATGGGTTCATTGCTCCCCGGCAAGTTAAGCTATGTGAGGCGTTCAACCGCGTGTTCCGTGAACGCATGAACACAGATGACTGGGTACTGCATCTCAATCAGCACCAAGTGATGGACCGGGATGGATTCGCCCGGTTTGTAGATATAATGATGCGCCACGGTGTTATGACTATTAATGAGGTGCGGCGCGAACAGGGCATGGCGCCAATTGATGGTGGCGACCTAGCATTCATTACCCCCATGGGTATGGGTGTAGTGCCGGTGAGTGTTCTGCCCACCTTGACAGAGGCCTACAAGACGGGCCAGGCGGATGTTATAGAGGCACAGAAGCCGGAGGGGCAACCGGGGGCGCGTCCTCTGGGGCTGACCGTCTTCACCGATCCCCGTGCACGACAATTGCCCCCAGGGGCACGGCGCGAACTGATTGACTTCCTAGTACAGATGGAGGCTATGGCACAGAATGGTACACTACAAAACGTCATCAAGACGCTTTCGGTGGGCCTTGATGAATGGGAAACCGATACCCCTGAAGACGGAATATAAGTATCCAGAGTGCCCCCAATGCCACGCGCTACTATCGGCGCTTTGCGAGGAGGCGCGGGTTTTGGCAGAGGAATTGGGGGCAGTAGTCGTGGCATGTCGTGTTTGTGGCAGTCTGTATGAAGCACGTCTGCCCCGCCGTGGCAAATACTGGCTCATAGTTCCCGTCTCTGGACAGGGTACTTGACAATACTGACAACATTGCTTTACCATAGGCACCGGTATGCCCTACAACAGCGTTGATGATCTGCCACCGGCATTCAAGGGCTTCACGCCCGAACAGCGCAGGTGGGTACTGCCTGTCCTGAATGCGCTACTGCGTGTCTATGATGACGAAGGCCAGGCAATTGCTATCGCGATAGCATTGCTAAAAAAGCACTTTGGCTTGGGGAATGACAATGGCCGAGGCAGCAAGCGAACAAAGAGTTGAGAAGATACAACTCTTCTGGGTGAATGTCGACAAAGTCGAAGAAGGCGACGAGTGGGCATTTCACGTTATTGCCTCCACGGATACCCTGGACAAGCATGGTGAAGTGATCGATCCGCAGGCAATCCGGAAGCTAAAGCAGGTAGAGCAGATACCATTCTGCCTGGCGGAGAGCCATGAAGCTGCCCGCGTCATGCCTACGGCACAAATCGGATGGTTCTATCCTAATAAGGATGGTCCCGACAATATTTATGACGGCCGGGTTGTCCTCTTCAAATGGCATCCTGAGGCGGCCGTCTATTGGCAAGTTGTCAACGAAAACCCCAGCGATCAGAAGTGCAGTATCGCTGGCGACTTGGTTGCGGCCACAACGCGGCGGCGGCCGACCCGTATCCTTGATATGATCCCTGACCATATCTTGGCTACACGTGCTGCCGTCGCGGCCAACCCTGATACCAAAGTAGAAGTTGATATGAGAACCGCAGTGTGGAAGTCTCTTACCGCCGCAGTAGGAGGCGAGAACATGAGCATGGATACCGAAGAGCTGTGGGACGAGAATGAAGAGGCGGATGAGCTAGTCGTTGAGGGGCTAGAGGAACTTCCGCGGGATGCAGACATCGAAAAGGCAGACATTGAGGTCTCGAATAAGCCCTGGCGCACCATCGGGTATGCTAAGCGTCTGCCCAAGGAATGCTTCCTCTATGTTCCGGATCCGGAGAAGAAGTCTACATGGAAGTTCCCCGTGTACGAGGGGAAGAACCCCGATTCGGATGGCAACTTCCAGGATCGTGGGCCGCTCAACTGGCATGCTCTCCGCAACGCGGCAGCACGCCTCATCGCTATTAAGAACCGCCTCGCGTCCGGCCGTGGCTTCCGTGGCATGTCTGACGCGGAGGCACGCGACCTAGTATCCACGGTAGCACCCAAGATAGTAGAGCTGTATAAGAAGATCGGGAAGCCGATACCAGAAGCACTAGCAAGATATGATAAGACTGCTGAGGAAGGTGGCATAATGGCCAAGACTTCCACGATTATCGAGGCGGTTAAAGAAGCAATTAGTGGCGTCATGGGCGAGCTGCTAGGCGCGCGTCAGCCAGATGCTGCACCCGCCGAGCCACCGGTAGCCGAACCCCCTGGTGACGATGTTGCCAAGACCGAGGAACCTCCGGAGGCAGCGCCTGCCGATGCTTCTGTTGCCCCGGCACCCGGACCTTCTCTGGAAGAGCGCCTGGCAACGCTCGAGGCCATGTTCGCCGAGATGAAGGGCGTGCTCGAGCAGTTTGCCGCCGCCAGTGTCGCCAAGACCGATGAACCCGAGGAAGAGCCTGCCGACATCGGCAAGGCTGTTGCCGAGGCTCTGCAGCCACTTGTGACTGAAGTGCGCACGCTTCAGGAGCAGGTGGACAAGATTGCCAAGGCCCGTGGGGTTTCGCTGCAGGTGGAGAAGGCGTCGGAGCCTGTGAGCGAGCCGATAGGGCGGCGCATGGGCACCCTGGGGCCACTTGATGACTTCGAGGGTGTCCTTCGCGCACATGCTAAATAACATAGAAAACCACATGTTTGTTGGGGCAGGTGCCCCGTGATACAAAGTGTCGACTGAAATCGGAAAGACGGCTGTAACTATCACAGACCTGCAGACCAATGGTGTCTTGCAGGGCGAGCAGCTGGCACAGTTCATTGATCTCGTCGTTGACGAAACGGTGATGATCAAGCTTGCCCGCAAGCTCATGACGAGCGGTGGCAAGGCATCGTGGAGCACCTTGGGCATCAGCGGCCCCGTCACCATCTGGGGCGGGCATGCCTCTGACTGGCCCACCTATGGCGATACCTCGGTCACTGCTACCGACTATTCCATCCAGGCAGTGTCGGTAGAGGCCAAGGTGAAGCTTGACGATGTTGTGCTGCCAGCGTGGAATATCGAGGGTGAAGGCTTCCAGAACACGGCAACTGGCATGCTTGCCAAGGCCTTCGCCAACGACCTCGAGGATGCGGCAATCAATGCCGACAGCGATGGCTCTGACCCGTATTCAGGTCATAAGGGTGCGGGGATGCTGACGGCCTTCGATGGCTACTACGAGACCATCCGCACCTCGGGGAACGTTTACGACCACGCTGGGGCGGGCGTCAATGCGGCTCTGTTCTACGAGATGTGGGAGACCTTGCCCACCAAGTATCGTTCCAATAGGGCCGATTGGCGCCTCTTCGTGAGTCCCAACGTCTTCGATGCTTGGGCACGCCATGCTGCAAGCGTTGCCCATACGGGCACCAGCGAAGCCTGGGTGACGAACACCGAGTCGGGGCTCGTGCTCTACGCAGCCGGCATCCAGCTCGTTAGCGTCCCCAAGATCCCCGAGAACAAGCCGGGCATCCTGAGCCAGTCCGAGGTTACTGAGGGCCAGTTCTCGTTCGCTATCCTGGCCCAGCCCGATAACCTCCTTGTGGCTTTCGACCCCGAACTCGAGTGGAAGATCGGTGTCGAGTCGGATATCCGGCGCAAGGTCCTCTACCTGAAGACTGGCTTCGCGGCGGGGATTCTCAATCCCGAAGCCTGCGTCGTTGCCGTGAACGTGCTGCCTGAGCCAGCCACAACGATCACGCCGTAGGGCGGTGGATAGGCAGCCTGCTGGAGGGGAGGGGCTTATTCCCCTCCCCTCCTAGGGCAATTGATGGCTTTCGCCATCAAATAAACAGTGCGTAGGAGTGGTGTAGAAATGTTGATCGTCGTAAACAAGCTAGCAGCTGAGCGCAAGCAGGTTCCCAGCAGGATGCGTATCACCAACACCCCATCGGGGCAAACATATGTCATCAGTAGTGACCCCATCAATGTCACCAACGAGGAAGACCTTGAGTTTCTCTTGGGGCTGAAGGTAAAAACTCCCTGGGGGCAAGAGATACCCTGTTGCATGGAATGGCAACCGGAGGGCTCTGCCCGCGAATGGTCAGAAGCCGATACGAAGGCCCTCAGCGAAGAACTGGAAGCCCTGCTCAATGCTAATAATCAGCTGCAAGAGCGTGTTGCGCAGTTGGAAGCAGAAGTGGACAACCTCAAGGCGGCGGGTGCAAAGTACCCTTCTTCAGGACGCGGACGGCGCAACGCTGGCACATCCGACACGGCGGAAGAACCTACCGAATAGACCGCACGTGGCAGCGTGTCCCCACGCCGCAGGCTACTTACCTGCTGCAGCAGATACATTGTGAGCTGGAAATGGATCCGCCTGTGCGGTTCCTCAGCGCCGATGGATTATTGCTGCTACATGAGCTCCAGGGGCAACGCTTACAGCAGCGGTGGCAACCTCCACACCTTGAAGATATTCCCCCCGGTAAGATGATGATAGTCCGCCGGGGTGGCATGGGAGATATTGTTCTCTTGCGTCCCGCCATTCAGACCTTCCGGAACCGGCGCCCCGACGTTGAAACCATCCTAGTGACTGATTGGCCAACCCTGGGCAATGCACACCTTAACATTGATGAACTCATCCTTTGTGGGGATGAAAACATATTGCTTCTCCAGGAGTATGTTGAGTGGCATGAAGGAAGGTATAAGATACATCGGAGCGATATATTTGCTTATGGCTTCGGCCTGGGGGGCTGCGACAGCTACGATATTACGCTGCCCTGGGATGGCCCCCGGCTGATTGAAGAAGACTACCTCGTAGTGCAGCTTTCGGGTAGTTCGAAGTACCGTTGCCCCTCGGTGGGATATATGTGGCGGCTAGCGGAGGCAGTTTCTAAGAGATATAACATTGCCATTGCCACCTTAGGCAACAGCCGGATTGACCTTGGCGACTTCAATTACACGGGCCTACTTGCGGAGGCAACTGTGCTTTCTCTGCTCCGATATGCTCGCATTGTCATAGCAGGTGACAGCGGGCCATTCCATGTAGCAAGGGCCCTCGGCACCCCCTGCGTAGGCTTTTATGGCCCTATCCCCCCAGAGCTGCGTGTAGCGGGCTTGCCGGATTGCTATCGGATAATTCACGCTAAGTGCCTTTATGGGAGCCCTTGCCAAGAGGATGGCAATTGCAATAAAATAGACGTGGCCAAGTGCCTAGAGGGCGTTCCCTTAGAACACGCTCTGGCGGTTGTAGAGGAACTGATGGAAACATGCCCACGGCGATAATTACAAAGGCTTGGGATGACCTACGGACGGGCAACTATGATGAGGAAGGGGCCGTTGAAGAACTACTTACCGGGGTGCTCACAGATGCGGCGGGCACTACTCTAGCCCAAGTGCTCTCAGCCACTGAGAAGGCGACCATCGTTGAGCGCTACCGGGCGATGGCCGGTGATGAGATCCGGCGGCGGGCCGGGCGGGACTTTGCCTTCCATCAAGATGTAGAGGTATACGTCAATGGCTCGGGCACCCCATACCTAGACCTTGCCCAATATGGTTTCTGGCCGCTATATGAAGTTAGCCAGATGCTGGTTGAGGACACGGGGCAAGCCATTGATACGCTCATTGTAGAACCTTCAGGTCTTATTCACTTTGCCAATGAGTGGCAATTCCCCAAGGGGAACCGGAACATCCGGCTCACTATCAGCTGGGGCTTCAGCGATACAGTAGCGGGTGTCCGGCCGGTGCCCCAAGATGTCAAGGATGCCCAGAGCATGTTGGCCGCCGCCAACATCCTGGAATACATACAGGCCACTAAGAATGTTGATGGCCTTGGTGGCATCAGCATCATCCAATACGGCGAGATGTCCATCCGGCAGTATCAGCGTGGCCGCTTCTCGCCTACGATTGATGCCTGGAAGGAGCGGGCTTATGCCACCTGCAACTTCTACCGGGGGGTGAACTTCCATTACCTTGTGCCCGCTAATGTGCTAGAATATGGCGAGAAGATACAGGAAGCAAGATGACAACCATCATTGCCTATACTAATCCGACACGCATCTATCGTGCTTATCGCGAGCTACAGCACGACCTGGCAACGTATTTGCAGTATGCAGACATTTATGGCACCGATACATGGGCACGGGTAGGGGAAGTAAGCGACAGTATGCTATTCTTGCCCGCACCGGGGGAGTACGTCCAGACGGAAGCCCCTGTGACACTCTGGTATCCACCCGATGTGGACGTAGACCTGGGCTATCTAATAGAGGTCAAGCATGCGATGTATTATGATGGCCGGCTAGTGGCAGTGGAGACAACTCTTGCTGCCGATGCCGCCGCAGGTGACACATCCCTGCCTGTAGAGCGTGCCTACGGCTTCCATTCGGGAGATGTGGTACTCCTTTCTGCATCCAATACTATTGAACGCTGCCGTGTCCGGTTCGTTGACACCCGTAATCACGTACTCACACTATATTCAGATACGCCATTGCAGAGTGATTGGGCCACAGGGAGCAGCATACGGGCTTCCGACTTCTATGAAGTGGTGGCCCTAGAGCGGGCACAGATTATTCGGGCAACTTGTAACCGTGTGCATCCTAAGAACGAGTGATGGCAATGGCACAGAAGATTGACCACTCGCCTGAGATTGCCGAAGGTATACGGAACTTGCTCCTGGGGCGTGTCCGGCTCAAGGCGGACTATGCCGCCGGCGACAGAGTTGTCAAAGTGGGCTACGAGAGTGGCTATTGGCCGAACTCTGAGCCTGTCCCCGGGGCGTATTTGTGGTTCAACAACACCGACGAGGCGCGCCTTGTGCAACCTACTGCTCAGCATATCGCTGGGGGCATAGAATACAGCGAAGATGTTACGATTACTGATGCTAGCGGGTGCCATGCGATTATCTACCCCCCTGCCACGCATAACTATACCACGGCGCGGAAGGCCTACTTGTGCCTGCGCACCCCTCCTATCCCGGACTTGAAGGTTATCGCAACCGATCCGGAAAGTTTGCCACCTGATGAAATCCAAGAAAAATGGTTCCCATCAGTAACAATCATCCGGCGGCAATTTACTCCCACCTTCCGCCCATCAACCGCCGTTGAAGGCAAGTATAGATTTGTTATCCGGTACGCATGCCTTGTGACTTCCGGAGAAAGCAGCGGTGATAAGCTCCTACAGGATACGGCCACAATCGTTAACCTATTTGCTGAAGATCCCTACATAGGGGCGACGGTAGAGAACTGCGACATCGAGGGGGTAGAGAGTTTCCGTTTCCGGCGCATCTCGGCTAACCGTACTATGCTCTTGGGCGACATCTACCTGGCGATTGAGCGGACATCTGCCTATACCAAATTGGGGACTTGACACAATAAGGACTTCTTGTAGAATATATCTTGTGGCAGGTTATGCCTATGAGAACACCTATGGATGCGCCTAAAATCGAATATTACATTACGGCCGACTTATGCGAAGCGGCCATATTGCTGATGCGGCCGCAGTGTATCCTGTGCCAATGCGAATGGGAAAGCGAAGCCGACAGGGTTGGCCGTTGGGTGATCTTGATAAGGCCTAATTCGGGGTTCTCTCTAGCCGAACTGCGGCAGATCATCGAAGACCTGAAGACCGGGGATTACCTAGTGGAGCCTCGGGCGTTCATGAGTGCCCTCCGCAAGGCCCGCGTGGCTATGCAGGAGTTTCTACAGAGTAAAAATGTGGAGCCCCCTACTCCACGCCAGGTAAGAAACGTAGTAAATCCCAAGAGTAGGGAGAAAAACAATGCCAGTTCCAGCACTGTCTAAGCACACCGCAGTGGGGATCGCCCTACAGACGGCTTATAACACTCCGAATGTTGCGGGGATTCAGTGGGCGGCAATAGATGCCGAAATGAACTTCCAAGAGCAGCTTAACTTTGCTGTCCTGGACCAAGGCGACATGTCCGACTGGGAATATGATGCCTGGACGCCTGGCACCCATTACCAGGGGAATATTCCCTTCTCGGCTATACCAAGCATGATGAGTACGTATGCCGCTTGGTGCCTTGAGCGCGACTCGTACAACCAGCCAACGTATGCCACCATTGCATTCTACGATGACAAGCGGGGCGGTCCTATCGCGGTCCAGGACTGCGTAGTGAGCCAGGTAACGTGGACGTTCAACAAACGGGCAGCAGTAACGCAGGCAATCACCGCATTTGGACGAAAGGAAGCATCTTCTGCTCCCAGCATACCTACCCCCGCCGACGTTGTCCGTGGCATGCCCTACGTGTGTAAGGAAATCACCGTCCAGGTGGACTTCGGTTCGGGCTACGTAACCGTGGCAGATTTCGAGTCGCTCACCATCGTGGTAGATACCCTTGCCGAAAACCCCGATGAAGGTTTTCGCCTGGAATCCTCCGGGCATCCCCACACAATGTACACCCTCGGCGGCATCCGCGTGTCGGGCAACATGACCCGCGACTATGTAGATGACAGCTTCCGCGAGATAATATCCGCCATGCGTGACGGGGCAGTTGGAGACTTCAGCAGCCGTATCGCCATCAAGGTGACGGCCACACGCGGTGCTTCCTCCTGCACATGGGAGATGCCTTATGTGCAGTTCATGAACTGGGAGGCGCCGTTCCCGGGCAACTCGACCAGCCGGCGCCAGGAAGCAATCGAGTACCGCGCATTCACGGGCGCTGACGGCACGGAAGCCCCCCTGACAATCACGGCGTAGCAAGAGGGGCACCTGTGCCCCGTGGTATAGGGTGCCCCTGTCTGTAGCGGGCAGGGGCACTCGTTTTCAGACACCATAGGATGGTGGTGATTAGAATGACCGTTGAGGAACGACTGAAGCAGTTGGCAATGCGGCGTGGGCCGGAGATCACGCGAGTGAACCTCTACGAGCGCGACATGCTCCGGTCGGCGGAGGATGATAGCTATGCCTCCGCAAAGGTAGACATCTCCGATGGTGGCAGGTTCTATGTTTCATTCAGGACTGCCTCCGGAACGCAGATGGCGGCCCTGGAATCCGCTGCGGGCAGGGGCAAAATAATCAACGAAATAGACAGCACTGGCCGTGCCCGCCAGATCCTGGAATTCCACGACTGGGATATTGTGGAATGTGCTATACGGTTAGGGTTGATAGTGGATGCTTGCCTCCCCGCATTAGACGATGACGGCAGCTTGACAGAATTTGTCATTGAGAAGGGCGACGATCCGGCCAAGGTTTTGTCCAAGATCAACGAGGGCGGCGGCAAGCTCATTCCCGTCCTGGCCATGATGATACGCGATAGGTATTTCGGAGACGAAGAGGGTGATATCGCGCTGAGTACGAAGGTGGTGGAAGAGGCGGGAAACTGCTTGAACGCCTGCTCCCAGTAGGGCGTCTGGATGCAGTGAGTATTGCCCAGGCGCGGCGCGACATGCGTGCGGAGCAGCTTGATATGAAGTTGCCAGGTGAATCCGACCCGTGGGTGCAGGAACACTTCCGGCGCCCCGATGGTAGTTTCGACGCGTTGCGGTATCATCGGTGGTTGCAGGAAGAGACCGCCCGGCTCCTTGGGCCTGTAACTGTGACAATGTACGATTATTGGATGGAAGCATTGCTAAAACGTGTCGTAGAAGAAAGTAATATGTTCTACGGCGGCATGGTACCACTCCTACCAACCTACTTCCGGGGTTACGACGAGGTACCGTGGGAAGAGGCCACCTTATGGGCACGTGTGGCGGCAATCAACGAACGCATCCGGGAGGAGCGAAGCCATGCCGGTCGGAGAAGTCCTCATTGAATGTAGGGCCCTCGGTGCGGGCGTCACCCTTGAGCGGATAGCCCGCGAAGTGTTGACCGAGGTGCTAAATGAGATTGCTAGCGCCCCTGATGTTCCCGAGTTTGAGGGTGCACTAAAGCACGGTTGGAGCATTGTTGCCAGCGGGGGCGGGGCGAACGAGGGTTGGGCAGTAGCCGAAAATCCTTCTACTGTCCTGCCACCTCGCGAGAGCCAAACCGGGCCAGCACCGTATGACTATGCCCGTGGTATAGAAGAAGGGCACCGGGGCCACTGGGTAGATTTGCGCCCCCGGAGAGCTCGCCGCAGCCACCGGCAGAAACTGATCCGCTGGATACAGACGAAAGGGCCCGAATGGATGCGCGAGCAGTTAGCAGATCGGAAGTTCGTTTGGATACCGCGGTATCCCCCGCATCCCTTTGCGCAGCCCATCC